TATTGCCTTGCAGTTTAACCCATGGTGTAAAGTTAGAACCGTTTACGGGCCATAAGCTGCGGTCTATATGCCCGCGCGCCGAACGAATGTATATATTACCTTCGCCGCCATATCTATTGCTGAGCATCAGTATCTGCGTGATACATGCGTCATCCGCTTGCGGAGTATCCGATGCCTGCGGTAGTGAGCTATCCAATACTATCAAACGAGCATTAATTGTATGCCCGGGAGCTGCATTATTTATTGGAAAACCATCGTTTTTGTTAGTCCTCTCGCCTTTTATATCGTATATGCCTGCAAATCGGAAAGTCCACATAGCAAGGTTAGCCGAATTAGACCATGTTATTTCCTTGGGCGTAATATTATCTACCGATTGTTGTAATGCTTTACATGCCATAGCAACCGCTCTATTTTGCACTCCATTCGTCGAAGTCTCCGACAACGCATCGTCATTAATGGTATTTGCAGCATAGCCCGGCAAATCGCGCATGCCTTTCAACATTGCCTGTGTGTAAAGTTCTATGCTACGTTCATTGTAGTTCCACGTTCCCGGCTCGCCCACCGACGGATGCACTGTATCGGTGCAGAACTGTCTATGTGACGAGAAACCATCAGGGAAGACTTCATCACCATTTCTCCCGGGCAATGACTTACCTTCGCTTCCTATAACAATGTCGTCAGATATGTGCAGTAGGTCCCATACCGGGATAAGTGGCAAGTTATATTTCTCTGCCACCCATTTTTGCATCGTACAGACATCCTTTGTATTGTAGTTTGCCGAGTTCTCGTGGTGGTTATCGGAAAAATAACCGGCTATGACAACTATAATTTCAGGATTAACAGCATAAATTTTTTCAAGTAAATATCTAAACGCTCCGGTATAAGTGCTTCTATCTGTGCTTTCCCAATCAATCGAGGCGTACCCTGCCTGCACCTGCTTGGTAATATACCTGCCGTCGTTATAGCCATGATCCCACACAATCATTTTACAGCTTGCTAAGGTGCCATCAATGTATGGAAGAATAGTATCTTCGTAAGAAGGCCCGTAGAAATCCTTATAGTTAGCTGCCGTAGCCTCTTTATCCAAATTACCGTCCTCATCATACACTCTTCGTGCATGCTTCACACCCGTATTAATGTTCGCGCCAATATACCAATTCAATTGAGCATCACTAAGTCCGGTATTGCCCTTATCACTTTGCAGCTTAGCCAGCATCTCATCTACCGTTTCCGACAGGTTCAGCACGTATCTTATCGATGACGTATTCTCATTTGCAGGCTTAACAATACCACTCGAAGCCTTCGCTTTGTTGTAGAGAGTAAATCCGAGTTCTTCGGCTACTCGTTCAGGATATTTTCCTGCATCAGGTATAGACGTACCCACCCATAGCACCTCATCAACAAAATATTTATCCGTTTGTCTGCATTCTTTGTACACAGAGAAAGTTTTATTCGGAACATATACCGAAAGACACAACCATCCATCTTTTTTTATCTTGATGAAATGTCTTTCATCGTTTGTGACGTAGTCTATACGTCCTCTAACCTTGAAATAAGTATTTCCTTGTTCATCTTTCAGAATAAAAGGACAGAACGCATCTGCAAAGTTTCCGCGATATTCAATGTAGTATATATCACCCTTTTTAACTTTAAACTCCTGTACCTCATAATTTCCGTTACTACCAAATGTTTCATAATTAGCCAAAACGTTAATAATTTTGTCAGTAACAGTATTATCAGGTTTAAGTTGTTCACCTGATGGAATAAGTTTCGTAGGCATTGTAAATAGGATGTCCGCAGTCTCCTCATACGCAATCCTATCGTCAGTTTCCTTAATCTTTGCTTCTAACTCCAATTTAGCATTATCAAGGTCCTTATTAACACTTTCCCAAGGCGACCAAGTGTTAATATAAGTGTCCCAATTCCATGTACGCGAAAGCTCATGAACTCTCGTCGAGAGTTTTAGATTATCTTCACTATCTGCTTTATAATTACTTTTTATCGTTTGTATCCATTTTGCTTGATTTGGAACAGCATTCCAAACAAGTAATTTCATATCTATTTCGAAGACATTAGAGTCTATATAGGCACGCCATTTACCGGATACTTCTCCCTTAGCCGCAAAAGTATCAATATAAGAAATAGCTGTTTGCAGTTGTGCAATTGTGCTATAACTATCAAGAACCCTGAAAGCATCCTCCTTGGTGCTATTTTCGCTCTTGCCTTGTATTCTCCTTACAAGTTCAGCACGTTGCTCCTCCATAGACGCAGTAAGTTGCTGTTCAGTGTTCTCTATCACTTTACGCAGCGTCATATCATCAGTCGTAAACAGCAAATGACAAGTAAATTCATCGCTCATACCGCTTGCCCACAGCTGTATTCTGTCGAAGTCCACAGTAGCATCAACTTTTACTGTTTCGCCAACGGTAACAGTGCCTAAATTAGTTACTGCACCTTGCTGATTTGCCGGGTCTTTCGGTCCATGCATCACAAGTATACTCAACGGAACGTCCTTATTGGTAGCATCTGTCAAAGTGATATTCACCTTATCCCCCGCCTTTATTTCCGGAATAATGGTAAATCTATTACCCGTAGTTTTTACCTCCAAGCCATGTGTTTGCAGTTTCAGTTCAGTAACATACTCCTTGTTTTTCTGTACATCTTCAATGACGTCGGCACTGTCGGTGGAGTCGTCTTGTATCCACGCAGCCACATTCTCCAATGTATCGAGCATCTCGGTGGATGCCTGCATTACATTCTCTATGTCGGCTATTCTGCCTACGTTGTCCGATATTCTGCCCGACAAAGCATCCTCGGCGGTTGTGGCACGGCTTACCTCATCTTCAATAGCAGAAGAACACTCATCCTTCCAACTCTCGAAATCCTTTACACTCGGTGAAAGCTCATATTTATCTACCGCCACATTTGGTACTTCAACACCATTTATAACTTTGCTTCTTAGACGTGTTATAATATATTCCTTACCTTCCGATTTCACCCATACCCTCATTCCTACTCTCGGGGTAGAGATATTTTCCAAATCTCGAATATTTTCTACAATTTCACCACTTCGTGTCGGGCATCCCGACTTTGAAAAAAGAAGTTCATCACCAACAATTACAGCCATATCAAACAATGTAAATTACAAGTTTCCCGTTAACCAAAACAAACTCACCATATATATTATAATTCTTACCATCTACCGATGTCGAAAATTCTCCATTCGCTCCCATTATCAACGTAGAGAAAGGCATCATCCCCCCAAAGCCATCATCTTTTTTTACAGCAACGATGCCATTCGCAGGAACCAACACCACCACTTTGTCGCCCTCTTTTACGTCAATTTCAAGTCTCTTTCCTTTTTCGCATATTATTTTAGCCAGACTATTATTTTCTATTATCCGTTCACTCAATTCCTCATAGGAAAATATTTTATCTTTAACACACCCGAAAAAGATATAGGCACAATCTTTTATCTCGAAATAGACCTCAAATCCATCACAGTATTTTTTATCTGTTATAAATCTTTCCCCGAAAGCAAGACCGGTATATCTTTCCAATACAATAGTTCTATTCTCATATAATAGTTCTATTCTACACATTAGTCTGCCACGTCCGAACACTTTTGAATTTATAACATAAAATCCGTCCTCGTTTTGTTCACACTCAACAGATTTTTCTTTTTCTATATAAAAAACAATATTATGAATTGGGCAATTCTTTTCCCTTTTCATAACATTTACTTTTATCTCATACACTGTTCCTATCTCTTTCATGCTAAATAATTAGTAGCAATTTCGCTAAGTCTTTGCTTCCCGTTATCATTCTCGAAGTATCCCATCACGAAAGCCGCAGCCATATACACCACCGCTGTTATTTCCCTCTCATCAGAGTTCAATTGCCCATTATATGCCACGTTCACATTAATATACTCCGCATCACTTCCACCCGGCATACACACCAAACATTTCCCCTCTCTGTAACATATAGGAGAGAACACACCCGGTGGCGTAAATTCATTCATGGCTATTCTGAACTTTGGCTCATCTTTATTAGTAACAGCTGTAACCGGCAGTTTCCACCCTGTTAATTTAACCTCAATTAGCGAAATAAAGTCATTGGGCAAATTATAGATGTTTTTTTTCTCCGAGAACGTCACCGGCTCCTCTTTGATATTCCTTTCGTTTATCCTAAATCCCTTAGCCGCAATAGCTGTCACCGCGTCACTTATGGCCCTATTGATATATGTATCAAGCAAAATACGGTCGGGGGCAATCTCCAATAGAGTGTCCCCCTCATGTTCGTTCAGAACATCTCGTATTCTACCAATCAAAACATCATGAGTAATCATCACCGTATTCTGCCAATCAAAATATCATGAGTAATCATCATTTCCAATTAGGAAATTTAACACCCTTGTCTTCTGCCTGTTTTATGACCGCCGCTTTTGTCTGCAACGCTTCAATAGGCACACCCATTTCGTTTAACACAGCTCGCGCACTCTGTATGTTAGTAACATCAGGGAAAGTGTTAGCATCCCTTGTATTCTCATTTGATTTTACTTTTTCTCCGTATGTACGAAAAAGTGTTATTACCCCTTTCTTGAATTCAGGCAACCTTTCGATAATAGCCTGTTCAACAGGGTTCGTTGTAGAAAAAATAGCAGGCCTGCTAAGAGCACTATCCAAGGCACCACCTTCAAAATGAAAAGTAATAGTTCCTTTACCTAATGGAACTGAAACAAATCTTTCTACTATACCTTTAATCGCATATTCTTTTCTCATTGTTTTTTTACATTATATTTCTTATGAGGGGGGGGATATCCCCCGCCCATAAGAAATTAGTTAAGCACTGAAATTACCATCATATTCTCTCCATATAGAACCATCGAACTGCACAATAGCACCGGAAGTAAACGATTTATTGCCGGTTATTGCCGACGCAGCCACATCAGCGGATAAAATAACAACTTCATTGATAGAAGGATTTGCCGGTAATTCCGCTTTTGATGATATCTTCGCCACCACACCATTGTCAGAGTTAGCACCTGCTCCATTCACCCATATATGAGAATAACCTTTGAGACATACAGCGTCAATTGTCATAAAAACCTTACGTTCTGCCTCTTCACCATAGACATCCTCTTTCGTTACTTCCTCATTCTTCATGTAGTAGCGCACAAGTCCTCCCTCGTCAATTAGCGCACCACAGTTGGAATAACCAAGATTATCGAGTGTAGGGTCATGAAGCAAATCAATGTCTCCAAATGCCGTTGTAAGACGAGTTACTTTATATCCGAAAGTCTCATGCTTAGTGCTTGTCGAGCTTATCGTTTTATGCAGGGTGAAGTCAATTTTCTGTATGTCATTCAGTAACTGTTTACCCAATAACCATAGAGCCTTTTTCGTACAGTTGTAACCGGTGAACTTAACCATCGACAAATTCAAAATATCCGCGAATGTGATTTTCGATGCAAGGTCATACTCGCGTTTGAACTGCCAACGTAATCCTTTGGTACAATAATCCCATTGATAGCCAAGAGAAGCATCCATAGCCTGCACCTTGAATTTGCCGGGTTGTCCTACCCATGCCGTAGCACAACTCTCCAAACGGAACTGACGCAAGAGAGCTTCGTCTATTTGCGACTCTTGAAACTTAATTTTCTTTTTCTTATTTTTGAAATAGTCGCTTGTAATGCTGTTACACAGCTGTTTTTGCAGATAGACACGTTCGGGCACAGGGACCACGGTGTTAGGAGCTATAAACTTTTGTGTCTCGTATGCCGCCGATGACAAAAGCATAATCTCTGTGCCGGCAGGTATAGTCGGGACAGTACAATATTCATCAGTAGCATTTGTCTTAGGTCCATTCACCGCCATGGCAATAGGAGCCTCTGTCGAAGTATTTCGACCAATAAAGAATAACATCAAGTTAGTACCCGGAAGTTCAGTCTGTCCTGTTGGGTCATAGCCACTTACACCTTTACATATTGCAGTGTAATACTCTTGGAAAATCTTAGAGTCTCCGATAGTAGCAAAAGACAGTTCTGCTCGATTGGCACCTTTTCCGGTATATTCCGCACTGGTGAAAGCCTTACGACGTTTCTCGTCTATCATGTAGTGGTCCACTTCATATCCATTCACCTTTACCTGTCTCTTAATGCGGTGCTTTATTGTGTCAAGAACACTTTCATCACTCGCTATCATCAGGAATTCGTCATCAACATCTGCTTCTAATATGTCAGATGCTTCATCTATATTAGAAACCGTTGTAGCCTCTCCGCTGAGCTGCGTCTTTAATCCCTCTCTACCGGGAGCCGGTTGAGGTGTTCCGGGCTTTACTACATTTACACCAAGCTCCTCATTGGCATTAGGGTTATTCACCGGTGATGGTGCTGCAGTAGCAGTAGCCATCATTAATGCGCCACACTCCTCGTCAATAAAAAGCAAGACAACACTAAGCACCCACATTACAGCAAACATGGGATTTTTCTTCACAAAATTAATAAACTTCTTCATTTTTTTAAAATTATAATTAACTAAATATTAGGCATTTAAAGCCGATGCCACGAATGAATTTACTTTTCTTTTCGGTCTTTCAGGTGTTATTGTCGCCTGTGTTCCCAAAGCCTTAGGCAATCCGTCCGAAGGTTTAGCCCTCATATTATTAATATTCTCATTTCTACCCTTTATTTCACCAGCTGCAAATGCATCCTCTGTATCCTTGTCATAGTCCACAGCTTTAATAAGACTGTCGAAAATCTTATCCGACACTTCCCATTCCAGCACAGGTATAATAAATTCATCCTCTACTTTTATTTTATAGACGTCGGCATTTAGGTTCATCCTATTGCAATAATCATCGAAAGCATCGAACCAAGCAGCAGCCTTTTTATCATATTCCTCAGCCGCTACCATCCCCTGCGTTCTCGTATCGTTCCATTCTTTATCGGCCTGTAAAATCTCGTCCCATTCAGGAGTTCCCTCTTGCGCGTTAATAAAACCTTTCCCAAAATGTCTAACCAAGGCCTCACCTCCACCTTTGCCATTCATTATATCCACCATGGCCGACGCAAAACGCGCATCCGTAGAAAGAGCCTCAATCAACTTATCGCTCATTTCTTTCTGCTTTCTGATATAATTTAACGCCATGGCATCTACGTCTCCCGTTCTTTCCTCCTCCGTAAGAATTTCATTAAGCAACGTTTCAAGTTCTTCCCTCGCTGTGGGTGGTCCCTGTGCTATATCCTCTGTTATAGCCGTCTTCTCGTTTTTGATTTTCTCTTCTTCCATATCTAAAATATTTTCCTCAAAATTGATAAACTTTTTAATATGTATCTTGTCAAAACGACACAACCGCCCTGCCAAAACAACACAAACATTGTCAGTACATGAAATTTCACATCTTTTAGAAATACTTTAACCAAAACGCGATAAAAAAACATTATATTTGCATTGGGAATGGGAGACACACATTAATACTCTGTACCATGAAATTCGACAACTCCCAACTGCTGTCCGACCTCTTTTCCCTCTACAAGTCACTCATTCGCGAACATCCCTGCAAGACAAGAAGAGAGATATGCATCCTCATCTCTCAAAGTCCCGCGCCCCGCATGTATTTCAGTGTCGAGTACGCTCGTAGAGTAATCAGCGTGATGTCCTTAGGTGGTCGTCGTTCCCACGACCCCATAAGGTTTCGTAAACATCATGAACTATATAGGCGATGGCTATCCCTTCCCATCAATGAGCAAAATATCGAAGGCCTTCAAAATATAATCTCTCAGCCGGCACCATCATTTTATTTAAGCCCGGACAGAATTAACTATCTTCTATACAAAGCCATAGAAAAATGAATGATATTCTTGCCGAAAACAAAAAACGTCTTGCCATCATTAATGCCCCTTACGACCCCATGACAGGCGAAGGCAGCAGCATACCGCGCAAGCACGTACACATCGAAGACTCTCCCCTTCCCGATATGTGGCTACCGCTTCCCATGTTAGAAGACCCCACCGTACAAGCCGTTATACAAGAAGGTTTTCATTCCATCATGCGTAAAGGATTTTACCCTGTCAATGATTATTACAAAAACATCTTTTGGGAGGATTTCTGTCGCATACGTATCAAATACGACTTTGAATTTTTTGCCCGTATGTGCCTCACTATCCGCGACAAGGAGACCCACCGCGATACCCCTTTCATCCTCAACCGCGCACAACGCAAATACCTAAAATCAATGGAAGAATTACGCGTTTCCGGTCGTCCCATAGACATCATACTATGCAAAGCCCGTCAATGGGGTGGCTCCACGCTCACACAGCTATATATGTTATGGATACAAATCTGCATCGACAACAAAGCCAACTCCGTAATTTGTGGCGACATAGAAAACCAATCGCGCATTGTGTCAGGAATGATAGCAAAGAGTATTGAGCGCATGCCCTATTGGGTGTTGAAACAACCATTTAAAAGCACCCCTTATCAAGGAGCCACCTCAACGCGAGAGATACAACCAATTGGTTCCCGCTATTCCATCGGATCCATGCAAAAACCCGATAAGATACGTTCCGAGGATGCCTCACTCGCCCATCTCACAGAGGTAGGCCTATGGAAAGAGACAAAAGGCAAGAAGCCCGAGGACCTTGTACAATCCATCTTTGGAACCATCCTTCCCCAAGCAAACACCATGAAAGTACTCGAATCGACAGCCAAGGGAGTAGGAAACTTTTTCCACCGCACATGGCAATCCGCCGTCAAAGGTGAAAATAATTTCACACCTGTATTCATCGCATGGTTCGACATAGACCTATACACTAAGAAAATAAAAAGCCCCAAAAAATTTGTCGAAAGCATGAGCGACGACGAACATCGTCTTTTCCATCTTGGTGCCACCCTCGAAGCCATTAATTGGTATAGGAGCAAGAAAAAAGAAATAACAGAAGAATGGCGACTGTCAAGTGAATTTCCCTCAACCGCCGCCGAAGCGTTCCAAAGCACCGGTCGCCGAGTCTTCAAGCAATCATACGTAGATAAAGCCCGTATCACATGTCATACCCCTTGGTGGACCGGTGACATCGTAGGGGAGAATTTAAAAAACATACGTTTCGAGCAAGACCCTCGTGGCAATCTGCAAATATGGTACATGCCCGACATCACAATACACTATCGCAACCGTTACATTGTCAGTGTCGATGTCGGTGGCGTCAGCGACAAATCCGACTACTCATGTATTGTTGTAGCCGACCGCCTACCCATGTTAGAGGGTGGCGTTCCCGAGATATGCGCCATTTGGCATGGGCACATCGAACACGACAAGCTCGCATGGAAAGCAGCACAAATAGCCCGCGCCTACGACGACGCCCTGTTGGTGATAGAAGCCAACACATTAGAAACCGAAAGCACCGAAGGCAACAACTTCGAATACATACTGAACGAAATAGCCACAGAATATCGTAATCTATACAGTCGCACCAGCGAACAAGAAATAAAACAAGGACGTCCCCGACGTTGGGGTTTTCACACCAACCCCTCTACCAAGCCCATGGTAATAAATTTCATGGTAAAATCCCTGCGCGACGGATTATATATAGAGCACAGTTCCTTAACGTGCGACGAATACGACCTATACGAGATAAAAGAAAACGGCAAAGAAATGGGAGCCGTCGAGGGCAACCACGACGACCGCGTCATGGCCACGTCCATACTCGTATGGGTATGCTATAACTATCCTCCTCCGAGCGAAATAAAAACAGATAGTCGTCTTTCCAAAAAGACTCGCATAGTCAGTGAGGCGAGCATATAAATAAAAGGGTTACTGCTTAGGTAACCCTTTCAATATAAAAATTTATAGTTGGATGTACACTAACAAGCGTACTTTTTGAGTGCTTTCGCCTCAAACTAAGGCACTCCAACGTGCCCATTCCTTAATGATAAAGGATAATTTACGATGCAAATATAATAATATATTTAATCCTTTTAAAACTTTTTACCATCAGAAAAGTCTCACTTTTTAAAATTTATACATATTCTAAATAAAGTTATTTTTGCTACTCCATCAAAAAATAGAATAATGGCAGTCAATTACGACTGCCATTATTGTATATCATCTCAGTTTGTTATCTGCAAAACCCGCATCCACGAGCAGTTGCACCACCGACACTCTCGCATCAGCATCTAATCTCCCCGTCACCACAATAGAGAAGAACTTATACATCCTGCTCCTACTCATGGACGTAATAATATCCCTCATATTTCTCTCGTCGGCCACGGTTTCCTTTCCCGTAATACACGAGAAAGTTACCCCATCATTCGAGCCAAGCACATAGAAATACAAATCACTGTAATGAACACACCTTAATGCCGCTTGTCTCAATCTCTTATGGTCAAGTGTAGAAAACTTAATCGGGCGTGTGATAAGCACAACAGGAACATCAACACCCCTTTCATTATTATATTCAATCCTAATATTCTCGTCATATACTATAAGCTCCGGATATGAATTAGTAGTATCTGTGAACACAACATCCGTCATACTCCATTTCTGAGTTTTCAACCCATATACATAAGAAAATCCAAAATCGCTATTAGAAACAATAATCTCACTGTTCTTATAATTGTACGCAAGTTTCGCCCCTTTAATATACTCCTTAATATCCACAGGGTTTAAAATCATAGAAAACCCAGCCAATTCATATATTTTCCGAAACAGGCCATCATTGTAACTATGCATAAATGGCGACGTGCCATCGAGCATTTGCGAAAGCTCCACCACTTCACCACCCGAGATAGCCATCACGCCTTTATCGGTTCCAAACACCACACCACCCGAAATAGGCAGCACCTCGCCGCTACATACCTCCCTGCTGAAAGGCGACTGTGAAACATACGCTCCCTTTCCACTTGTATCCACTTGCATCGCCCATACACCTTCTGTGGTAAACACGAACAGAGGGAACTGTCCGAACTGTCCCTGCGACAGAGCCTCTGTATTCGATGCCATATTTACAATAGGCCCATCAAACTTATACGTCTGTGTCACCGGGAAATAAAACGGATTATCGACGGCCGATACTTTCAGCACATCATCTTTCATTTCTCTCACAATAGTTTTTGTTGGTACCTCACCATCGTAAACCTCCCACGTGTCGTCCACGGCAATAGGTTTAATTTTAAGATATTTATTCGTTTCCCCATCGCCTTGTATTCCTATGCTCAATCGCACTTGTCCTCGGTTAATTCCCGAGCTGTCTTTCACTATCAATTCAATTCCCGCATCCTCATATTTAACTTTTTTCCATTCCCCGGTAGTAAGGTTTTGTATCTCAACATAATTATTAACCCCGTATCTATCTATTCTGTAAGAGAAGCCATCACCTGTTATAACTTCTCCGAAAAGGTCCTTTATTACATTAAAAAATTTATCATTATCTACTACCCGAAAATACTCTGTAAAGTCGTAAGTTGCAAAGTTATTAATGTAATATAAGCCATCATTTATCACATATTCCAAATGAAAAGCCAAATTCAAACTTTCATGTCGTCTTAAATTAAATCTTTTTCGTTTCACCCCCTCAAAAGAACGAAAGTACACAGTCATAGCCTTAGCCCTTTCATCCGGATAAGTCAATAACGGCGGCAAGAGATACTGATTGGAAAAGTAGCACTTAAGAAGTTTAATACTCTTTACAACTTTTTCCAAGCTCCTATCAGTTTCTATCTCTACCTCCGTTGTAATATCTTCTATTCTTTCATCAAATCCGTTCGATGTCAGTTTTGCAAAATAATCACTGTATCCCTCAAAGAGAACATTCTTTGTTTTATACAAATGCAATCTGCCATTATAGAGAAAAGAATTATCCCCCACAAGCACATGGTTATTATTATCTTTTAGCGCATCTTTCACCGCCAAATGCGAAGGAGCCGTATTCTCCGTCTTGAAAATATTTTTTCCATCAATGTCATACGATGCAAACTTATAAAAAACATTTGCCTCGTTCACCTCTTTTAGTAACAATTCAGGTTTTTTAATTTCCCAAACTTCTCCTTTCTTTACACCTTTTCCAAGATGCTCCACCGTATCATTGAAATTAGCAACAGGAAATTTCTCCACTGTTTGCCAATCCATAATAGAACCCGTTGTGAAAACATCTATCGCAACGACAATATCCCTCCATTTATTAGGTATGCCATCCGTCAAAATCTCCACATGAAAACCTTTCACGAAAACATTAAATATATTATCCTTTTGGTCTCCTTGCGTGTGTACATACCATTTAAAGTTATCTATACCCGGCCCCACTTTATTTTCTATACCCTCAGCCGTCGTCATAGTATAAAATTCATTATCCGCAACGAAAAATGTTTGCGACAAATTAATATAGCTGCCATCAAACAATCTTAATGCACCTTTGAACAAAGCCCTATCCACGAAATCCCCATCCTCATATAATTGGTTCAGCGCAGAATCAAAGAACCCCTTTTTCGCATACCACCAAATATTATCTGTATTTCTTGTATCCTCCTTGCCATCTCCCGAATTAGTAGTATCCGGAAAAGTTTGCAAGTCGTATTTCGAAGAAGTTTGAAATTGTGAGACATGACTTTTTAGCACAAATGTCAGTTCAGGAAAAGCCGGTATTTCCCCAAGGAATTCAAACATTCCATTTCTATATATGACATATAAGTTTTGAGTCTCCGTAGTCACAACCACGATATTACCCATTATTGCAATGCCTTTCGCTTTATATGGCATATCCGTCTCAATCTTTGGCAACAAATTAAGTTCACTGCCAAAGTCATCATAAAACAAATGGTAGAAATCCATGTAAAAAGCCTCAGGGACATAAGATTTACGCTTACGATTAGAAGTAGCCCCCAAAGCAGGCGAAGTCACCACAGTTGGCGGAGGACAGAAGAAAATCTCCTCAATCCCCTCTTTCTCAGGCAAAGAATCATAAAGAGTTCTATAATCCGCGCCATATACCACTAATTCAAGATTTACCAATCCTTTGAAAGCATCTTCCGATATAGATGCAACCAAAGGCCCGCATATTATTTTTTTTATATTTTTGTTATACTCCTCCCATGGAGTAGCACCATCAAAAGCAGGCATATCTCCCATTGCATCAAGGAACAACACCCCATTGCTATACACTCTATAAACAAAGTCCCTTGCAAATTCTTCCTCTTTTAGAAGCAGTTCTTCCCTCATATCCGCCTCCTCGACGTAATCCTTATACGTCTTCTCCCTATACGATATAGCTTTTATAGGCAAAATTTTATTCATCTCATCAATAGAGACAATATAATCCTCTGCTATTGCAAGCGTACATCCACTATTCTTATGTATTTGAAAGCCCCACAAGTTCTCATCTGTTTCCGCCCTTTTCGGTCTTTTCATCGGCACAAGTTCCCCCGCCTCATGCCTTACGTTCATCAGCACCTCCATGTCTCCGTCTTTTGCCATAGCTCCGTCCGGAACTCTTGTCATTCCTCCAAACTCAATGTTCATTTTTTCCATAATCATGCATAATTAATTATTCCATCCTGCGGTGTAGCATACGCATCATCCATGGCCTTTTGCATTTGTGCATTATACTGTGGCATTTGCGGCATCTGCATCATTTGTTGTTGTTCCATGGCCGCCTGCTCATTTCTCTTTATCGCTTCCAGAATTTTGCTTGCAAACGGATAAGAACTGTTTTCAAGCATTGTTTTCACATCGATAGCCTGAGCCTGAAACAGCTGCATTAAGAAATCATTCGCAAGCACCTGATAAGCCGGAGAATTATTTCCATCGACAATAGAAATATCTATTTCCGCGTTCATCACCTTTTGCGGGTTATAATACTTCGCCTCCTCGCTATAATCTCCCCCTGCAAGGTCCAAATATCTGCTATCACTGTAATACTGCTGTATCATCTTCATTATCTTAGTGTCTCTTCTTCTGCGGAAAGAGTTCATAGCAGCAAATAAATCTTTCAAATTCAGCGATGAGTTCTGTACCTGCTGTGCATATAGCGAGCTTGGTGTTCCCGACGCCGGTGCCTGTCCCTGCATAGCCGAGTTCACTCCCGAAATCTCATTAATAAGTTTTAGTTGCAACGAAAGCAATTCATAATCCCCCGCCGTAGATGCCGCACCATTGAACTGATGAATTACATCCCTTACATTCACGCCCTGTTTTGGTTTAACGAACAGCACGCCGTTGTATCGTACATATTCATCCACTATTTCCTCTCTCGTCATAGAGTCGAACGCATCCTCATCCACCACGAGCAATCCCTTTGCCGATGTTCCGCGAATAAAATCAATCAGCATTGCCGTTCTATTAATACTTCTCTGCTGGTCAATGAACTGTTCAATAAAATTATACAATCTGCCATTCACGAAATTCGTAAATCCCACGGCATAGTTATGTCCCCCATGCCAGTACGGGCTTCTACCCTTAGCAAGACAATAGCCATCAGGTGTCATATACCTATAAGTCCAAAATCTTTCAGTTTCATCGGCATACTCTATTTTCAAGACATCCTCAGGCAGTACACCATTTTCCTTGGCCTCCCTCTCTCTCATTCTATTAATCTCGGCCAAATCCTTTTTCTCTTGTGGTGTCACATATCCCCATTCGCCCAACAACGTGTCATGGTAAAAGACAGCCTTTCTGCTCTCCATTCTCCACCCGAGTATAACCCTACACATATCCGTTTGTGCAGGGCTATAAAACGTGAAATCCCTTTTTTCCGTCAGTCCTCTATAATCCCCGTGTGTTATCCCCGACAAGTTTCCATATATCGCTTTAATATTCTCTTCATCGGTTTTCGAGTGAGCAAAATTCGCAATCACATCATCAATAGGCATATCCATAACCTCTCCTATATGTGTAATATCCCACAATCTGGCATCCTCCACCGAAGTATTAAAAAACAACCTATTCGGATTAATATTATACGCCCACACATCCACCCTATTACCAAGAGCCGGGTTCACCCCATATTCCAATCTTTGAACAGCAACACCCGATGTCATAGCCGCCTTCATAGTACTTGCATCCACTTCATTCATCTCGTTTATGTCGTGTACATACTCAATCGCTAACGACATCATTTCCCCCAATTTAGCCTCCTTTTGGTCTCTCACCACACACATCGGTTTCACCGTATTCGTTCTAAACTGTCCCACGACATTATTCACTATGGGCCATATCATATTATTTTGCAACGGAGCCTTTCCCTGTTTCATAATAAGATTTCTTTCCGTCATCCTATTATTCGTATCCGGGTCTGTTATTATATCTCCCCATTGGTCCCCCCTTGCATATTGTTCAGCCCTTTCCGCTTTTATTCTCACCTCCTCCAAAGAAGCCCAACACGCGCTAAACTCCTCCAACGCCTGCAAATCCTCCTCATTCCTTTCAAGAGTTATTTTATATTTGCCCCCGTTCTCTTTCTTCTCCTGTGTAACACGCTTTAAAAACTTATTCATATATATTATTTTTTTGTAAAAGTATTAATATAAAGAGACTTCCCCTATTCCAAAACGCTATAAAAAAGGCAGTGGATTATTCCACCGCCTTTTTCCATGCTTTCTTTTCAATAGCCAGTACAGCCTTTTTCTTGGTTGCAATCAACAAATCCTCATAGAAGCTCATCATAGCCCTATCTTCTTTTTCTTTTGCATCATTCAAAGCCCTGTAAATATCCTTCACCGCTTTCTGGTATGGTCTAAAAGTTTCCACTTTTTCAAGGGTCTCATTTTTTTTCAACTCCTCAAATTCATCATCCAATCCCTTACCACCACTCTTTTTACGGTTTTTATATGTCGAAAGCGTAGCCTTATCTTCCTCAAATCTCTCATACATATACGAATAAGCTCGTTCATAATCCCTTCGAGTTCGTTTCTCCGGTTTTTCCTCGTAAGTCGAAGTATCTCCATAGAAACTATTTATGATAGGATAATTTCTCGCCTCTTGGTAATCCTCATTCCCGGCAATAGCAAAACCCGTTTTAAACATCTTATCGACAAAGGAGAACAATCCCCCTAATTCTGATTTCAAAACATACTCCATAGCCGACGGGTTAGTAATTCCACCTGACACCTTTTCGAACCATCCTCTTTCTATATCACTTCCACCGGTAGCATTATTAATAAACTTTGAAAGTCCCACAGAGACATCCCATGTTCCTCTTTTCGCTCTTAGGTATTCCGGTTTTTTCTCATTAAATTCATTTCTATTAGTAATACTTCTTCCCGCGAAATCCTCATTAAACATCAAGGCCTCAATAGCAGGAAGTATCACATCAGGCGTCAAAACGCGAACAACATCTTTACTAATTTCATCACCTTTTAGCACATTTCCCGAAATAGGGTTAAGAGGAACAGACTGCATCAGCGTAGCATAAATTTCAGCCGGCACATTCGTATAATCCATTTTTCCATTTATAAACGATGCAATAATCTCTCCTACGCCAAATGCTGGTCTTGCCTCATGCGAAATAGGAATTTTAATATATTCCCCATTTCCCAACATTATAATAAAGTTCGAACGTCTTTCATGAGGCGGTATATTATAATAAGCGTTCTCGTTCTCGTCGTCATCATCAAACATCCCTGCAATCAATTTCATGATAGCCCAATTCAAATACACCATTCCATATCCCAAAGCAAGTTCAGTGGCAACCACAGGAATCATCCTTTTAGGATGTTCTCTAAATAGTAACGATAATCGTTGTACTATTCCTTGTATAGAAGGATTAAGGAACATTTTAAACGCTCTTGCCTCCGCATTTCCCATAGCTCCGCTACCTTTTCTGTTAAAGTTCACCGAACATTCTTTTGCATCCGCTACACTCTGCATTATCGACATACCGTTTTCCCTCGCCGTTACATACGCCGCAAACCTACACACATTCTCCACTCCCCTGTTAATGAATTCCATACCTTTGTTTGCTGCATGTAATACCGTTCTCGTCGCATTGACAGGATTTTTATTCGACTTTACCAACTCGTTCATCTCTTTTTGATATTCGTCAATAGTAAGCATCGTCATATATCCGGTCTCGCCACCATGTTGCATGAACTCCTCAAAATACTTTTCACGTTTGTTATTGGTATCAAGATTTCCATTAAAATAGTCCCAATACAATTTATGTAATGTTCCCATGTTTTTGGCAACCTCCTTTTCGAATTGCCACAGCCTTTTAAAACCATACTTAGCAAAAATATATACCGATGCCCCATGTACATCTCGTGCAAGGTTCCTCATCGTAAAATCAGGGTTCAATCCGGTAATATTCTTCGCACGCCATTTATTCGCCTTTTGCATAACTCTGAAAAACTTATGCATGTTCTTATCGCCCAACAAGCCATTAATAGCCTGTGCCATTCTCGGGTCAGCATTAACAAAGACAACATATTCCTTTCCATTACTTTTCACTCTTACCGCATGTTCTTGTTGTTGCCATGCAGCCGATTTATAATTAATGTTCAGTTTCTCCTTATGTTTCTCTATTGTACCATCTTTCAGCCCCTTTTTCACCTCTTCCTCGTACTTTTCCCAAGCTTTTTTAATATCCTCTTCCTTCATCCCCTCTTTTAGTTCAGGTTCATACGGAATCCATTCATCATCGTATTTTTTGTAATAGCCATCTCTTACAGTTAGCAAAGAGTTTGGTTGTGAAATAGCAAGGTTAAGCAATCTTTGCTTAAACAAGTTCTTGCTACCCATCACCACCGCCGAGTTATACATATTCATCATAGTGGCAAAAATATCCTTAGCCTCGCTTTCTCGTCCCTTCATACGCTTTATAGGATTATCCACAGGCGTCTCCTCTCTCGACAAATATTCATATACATCTTCTGCCGTAGTATCCGTAAATCCACGCAAAGGCACATAATATTTAAACTGTTTGATTATTCTGTTATACAGTTCTTTGCTTACCATGCCCGTTTTATATTCCTTGTCAAGTGTAAGCCTATTTATATCCCTAATTCGTTTCCACAGCTCATTAACGACGTTTTCTCCCAAAGCCTCTTCAAAATCCTTTACACTCTTTATTGCAGCCGCCTTAACATCCTTGTAACTCTTCAAGTCTTTAAATATAGCCGTAATACCCGAATAATCAGTATCAAGTTTTGCTCCATACTTTTTAGCAGCCTCGTCAAGCATATTTTGTTCCTCTTCCCAAGGCAAAGACTTCTTATGAATATTTTCTGCCTCGGTGAGCCATTTATCGTACGCCTTATAGTTTAATCCTTTCTCGTCTGTAAGAGCCTTTTTCACCGCCACATCCCTATTACGTTCAATGGCATGTTTACAGTTCGTATATCTCTCAACCTGTTTCTGTTTCTCCTCGTTACTACCTTTCAGATACTCGTTTTTAAACATCTCTTTAAGGAATTTCCCAAACGTATTAAAATGATTTCTCACGAAAAGCTCCATTTCATTACGTATCATTCCCTGCATTTGGTTCGCATACATCCACACATTCGAGTGGTCCGCAATTTTCTTTCCTGTCGTTTTTTCAATGGCCTCCTGTGCCGCCTTCAATGCACGCGTCTTGTCAATCCATGCCTCCTTGAAATTATTCCAAAAGCCTTGAACATTTTTCTCATACTCCTCTTTTGTGTTAGGAGCATCTGTTTCGGGGCCACCCTCGCGGAATAAATAATCCTCTTCAATTTTTGGATTTTCAAAATTTTCGACTACCTTTGCACTGTGTCTGAATAGATTTCTAACGTCAGCGGAATTGGACTGCTGTTTAGAGAACCATTCAGACATTCTCTTTTTATCGGCATACTCGAGTAACCCCTCTTCAATCCAATTAGCAACCTGTGCATTATTCTTAGGGTAAACGCTTCTCACACTGTTAATTTCAATTCGTCCCTGTTTTCTGTTGGTTTCAATGGCAACAACATAGTTTTTACCCTTATGTTGTATCTCTGTAAGCACAACAAAGCTGCCAACATGTGTAGCACTTCGGAATACAGCTAATGGGTTCTGCACACCATCTACAAGCCCCTCAATCTCCGACAATTCAAAAGGATGGTTCTCCTGCATGCTCTTATCAGACAATCTGCTTGCAGCAAGCTCGATAGGCAAATTCGGTAACCCCGCACTTTGCAATACTTTACTCGGCATACCAAGTTTATATATATGTCCTTTTGGCAATGTACCGTCAATCTGCTGTTGCAATTCAGCATTGAAACGCTCGTTAATCGCATCTATGTCATCCTCCGCCACATTAGCCATAGCTCCCTGCGGTGTCGCATAGTTACCAACACTCAACTCGTACTGTTTAGCAATATCCTCGGCCACATCAATAACCGAGCGACTGCTTGCAGGAGCCGTAAGGTTCTTATAGCTGCGCCACAAGATATAACGTAGTTCATTATCCGACAGTGCGAAATCAAGTTTAACCCCCACCTTGGCCAACATATCAAGGAACAGTTTCTTTATCTTCTGCCACCAACTTGCATTGTAGTTCTCAAATTCCGTATTCTCGGCCAAGGATGCCAAATATTCCTCGGTAGCCTTGCGGAAATCCAAATTATACTTTTCCATGGCAAGTTTGACAATCCTTTTTCGCACCTCCACATCTGCATTATTGAACACATTGTCGAGGAACGTATCAAAATGCTCTCCGAACAACTGACGCAATCCGTAGTGAGCCACAGCCTCGTGGAGCAAAGTCTGTTCAACATCGAACGTGCTTGAATGGTTAGGGATAACAATAGTTATCTTGCCTGTACTCTTTGTGTAGAAACCCTTTGCACGCTGTTTCTTGCCCTCCAATGTACTTGCATCAGTCACAACCTCAACATTGTCAAGATGCAGTTTCTTTGCAAGATTTTCCACACGAGCAACCATTCTCCGGCGTTCACGCTCTGCAAACTCTCTGCTCTGCTTTCTCGTTCCTCTTGGCCTGCCGAGTGCCTTTGAAACAGGGTCGCTCTCCAAAGCCAACTCATCATCAGTATATGAGCCGACACCCTCACGATAGTCGTTTGCTATTTCTGCATCCACTTCGTTCTTTGCTTTCTCCACCGCAGCAACATATTCCTGTACTGCCTTATTGAAAGCCTCTCTATTTTCGAGTGCCCAATCACTATACGAACTCACCACATAATCCCCTTCATCCTTCAACTCACCAATAGCAAACAGCCTTGCATCTTCGGGCATGTATAGTACATTGCCCGGCACTTCCACTGCATACCCATCAGAAGTAATAAAGGCATCCTTTTCGCCCAAATCAGTCTCAACTTTCCTTGTAGGAATTTTTTCCCTCACAGCACGACGATATGCCGCAGTTTCACTTTCATTTCTTTCTTGCTGTTCAGTTTCCGGGTTCTTGGCAAAATATGAAGCCACGTTCTCGGCAGAATAGTATTTTGTTTTGTTTCCGAACTTACTTGTATGGTGCCATTCATCCGCCTTTATATCAGGCAATACTTTTTTAATATCCTTTAATGTCAGCTTAGAAGGCTCTCCCGTTCTCTCTTCAATTATTCCGTTCACCTGTTTGGCAAACTCTCCATTCATCTGCGAAGCACTTCTCAACCCTCTTTCTTCGGCTTCCACAGCCCGTTTGCTCTTCGAGTAACCCTCGTAACCGCTGTTGCCACCATACCAATCGCGGAAAAGAGTGTCTTCCTCTTGCACTTCCTCAAACTCCGCATCTTGTGGCAAGTCGGTTTCCACTGCCGGATATGTATAATTACCGCCTACATCCTTTGTATGCAGTTTCGCATCGGCATCTATAACCGTTATGTTACCCGCATTATCGCGCACGACATTCCCCTTTTGCAAATCGGCTATCACTATCTCGCCATCGGCAAAAGCGGTATTTGTGTCATTCAGAGGTTCAAATCCCAACGACTGCATATAGTCCTTGCGTTCCTCACTTGTCAGCGGAGTGCTGTTAGCAAAGTCCACAACAGGTTGTTTGAGTATCCTTACGAACTCACCGTCAATTTCTCCATAACCCAAAATCTCATATCTTGAATTACGGAATACATCATTAAACAAAGGAATGTTGTCAATATCGGGGCGGAAACGTTTGCCATACGGTTTGCCCTTAGAAACTTTTATAACGAAATGCCCGTCTTTCGAAGCATAAACCTTGGAGTCCTTTCCCTGCCCGATAGGTTCTGTGTCATCGATAAACTCTCTAAGGTCTGTATGCCAATTGCCGGTTGCTATTGCCCAGCCTTTGAGGATTTCTTTCTTTTTCTCCTCAATCGCTCTTCTTCCTGCTTCACTAAGGCGTCCATTCGGCGCGATTGCGCTCTCAGATATTCGGCCGAAAAGCGCATCGACAGCGTTCGTTCTCGCTCCTTCAAGCAACGCTCGTTCCATTCTTTGTGGAAGTCGTTGCGATATTCTCCGTCCGAAAGGGTTAGCAGGTGTAGCATCTTCTATATATTTGTTTATCCGCTCCAAAGTTAAGGTATTAAAGTCACCTTTCAAAACAGAAGAGTAAATTTCTTTTGCAAGTTGCTTTCTCTCTGCCTCTTTTTCCATCCTCATTCTTGCAGCCTGTCTCTTTCCACCCGGAACAACAAGCCCAATGGCAGTATCTATCGCATTATTTATTCTGTTCTTCTCCCTGCGACGTTCCGATTCCCTTTTAGCAAATTCAAAGCCTGCATTTTCCACATTCGGGTTCACCCCTTTGTAGAAATCCCCAATAGCACCGTTCACAAACTCCATCCACGCAGGAGCATCGCCCTTAGGTTCGCCTATAACAGGTTGTCCAAGCATTTCCTTAACCTTATTCCAAAAGTCGCTTAGCACACGTTTTACACGCTCCCACGCACTAATCTTTTCGACCACCGCAAGCGGGTTTCTATCGCTCTTAATATCAGCCTCGGCACGCTCCATGGCCCTGCGATAGTTTTCCTCACCGCTAAGACGGGAAAGCACCTCGCTCGCCATGCGGTTGTCATCATTCCAAATGTCGCGGTAAGCCTCGTCGGCCATTACCTCGGCCCACATGGGCGACAACTTCATGGCATCGACAACACGTTCCCACAGCTCGGGATTACGCTGTTCTATGGCACTTGCCCACAGGTGAGTGTATTCGTGTACGGGAGTATTCGGGTTAACACCCTCGGGAGTAAGGTAGATGCGTCCGCCAATAGTCCAACCATAGACTGTGCCGTCGGTAGTGCGCAAGAACTCCACTCTGTCGGTTATCTGCGCGTCGTTCTCGTTGAATATAACGTAATTCCTTGCTCCGTCAGCACGTCCGCCGGTAGTAGCCTGCGAACCCTCGCCTGTTCCCATAAATGAGTGGTCGAAACGGTCAAACTTCGCACCGCTGCCATGATAAACGCGATGAAATTCGGGTGAAACCTTTGGATTTTCAAAATCATTTATTACATTTGCAACAGATATAAGTTTCGGATTTGCGTCTTGACGTTCTTCCTCATAGGGAAGTCCAAGCCAATCCGAAACTTTTTCTTTCTCAACCCAACGCAAGTAATCCCTTAGTTTATCACTATCAAGTAATGCCAAACGTTCCAATTCGGTTTGTGCATCTTTGCTATGAACGCTGCTAACATTACTTACCTCTACCACATTTCCGTTTTCATCAAGTCTTAACGCAATAGATAGTTTACCACCATCAACATCAAGTTCGGTGACAATTACAACATGTGGTTTTGTTTCTCCATGTCGGTAAACAAGTATAGGCGTCTGAACAGCCTCTGCCAATCCTTTTAGGTCGTCAGTAGTAAGATTGTGTTTTTTTAAGTGTTGATGTAGTACTGTTGGCGACACTGTCAATTCTCTTGCATTAACGCCCGCTGCCGACAATACACCCATAGGACGGCCAAGATGCAACAATCCTTTGTGCTGTTTCTCTTTGAACGCATCGAGTTCCCTATTAAACCTCTCGTTGGCATTCTCTATCATCTGCCGTTCGGCATCTGCAATCCCCAGCACCTCGTTCACCTGCTCCTGTGTAGCTATCACCACCTCGACACCTGTCTTTGCAAGCGCGTTCATAGTCTCCTCTGTGGCTACTTTGAAAGCAGGGTTCTCTCGGTCAAGAGTAAGAGAGCCTTGTTGCAGTTCAATTCCATTTCCTATTTTGCTTTCATCAACAGGGTATAATCGACCATTAGAACGTATTTTTATTTTCCCATTCTCAATCTTTTCTATAACACCAGATATAACAGAACCTTCGGCAAATGTAGCAGTGACCACATCGCCCATATTGTATTTGCTATCGTTCTTCTTTTTTTCGTCTTTAACATCTTGTGTGTTCACATCCGATATTTCATATCCGGCAGCCTGAATAACCTTGTTGAGTTTTATACGCTTTTCGATGTTCGCCTTTTTGTATATCTCTGTCAGTTCGCCACTCTTAATTAATTCTCCTACATAGGCGGAGTATTCGTCAAGAGCCATATTGTAAGCATCTACATCGTCAAGATTAGGATTTTTTGCCATTATCTCTGCGCTTCGTGCTTCTGCATATTCCGATTCCGTCAATATCACTTGCTCACTCTCCTGTGATATAGTCGGCTCTGTTTGCTGTTCTGTTTGCAAGTTCGCATTTTCTGTTTGCTCCGCCTGTGCACCGCCCGTTGTTGTCTTTTCCTCAACATCTTGGCGTTTTTCGGAAATTTCTTGGCGTTTTTCGGAAATTTCTTGGGTTTGTTCCACAGGAGTAAACCAACCATTCACCTTGTTTTCTAATGATGTACCCTTAATGATTTCCTTTAATTCTGTCATTTCATTAGAATACAGGCCTCTCTCTTTTGCTTTGAAGAAAAGTTCATACGCAGGGTATATCCTTTCGTATTCCTCCCTATTACTCTTTCGCAAAGCCTCCATATCTTTAAGCATCAAATAACCACTACCCGATTTATTCAGATTATATAGAGATATTTCGCCTAACTCGTTGGTAGTTTGCGAATTTATTGTACCTTTGCCCTCAGATAACTCTTGTTCAGTCGGATATTGAGCGAAATTGGGTCGCTCCAGAAGTGACGATTGTTCAGGAGTTATTTCTTTACTCCGATATATCACTTCCTCGTTTTTGGGTAGATTAGCATTGTTTCTACGCCCAAACACAGTAGAAATAGCGTTTACCTCAATCTCGCGACCTGCATTCTTTACATCAGCTCCGACAACAACAAATTCACCGCTCTCTGTTTGGAGAGTAGTGTAAATGCGATAAGAGTCTTCCTTATCGGTCAGTTTGGATATTGCAAATGGATTTTGTAATGCCTGCGGCAGTTGTTCCCAATCTCTTTCTGTGAGTGTGTGTGAACTATCTTTACCAAGATGACGGGCTATAACTCCATACTTGATGGTAAACTTATCGCCACGCAAACCGAGTTCCTGCATAAACTTCGGTGTCTGTGCGACATCAAAGAAAGAACGCTGAAATAGTTTTGATGCAACCTCCTTACCCTTTGAATATAGGGTTCTAACTACATCGAGTAATGACGGAGTTCCGCCTATTTCGCTCTGTCTGCTACTGCTTTCAATGCTTCCTGCACTGTCGGCTGTCCCATTTCCACCCTCATTTCGTTCTCCTGTTGCAGCATCTCCTGTGCGTCCTTGCTGCCCTCGTTGGCTTGCTGAACTATCGCCAACCAATACATTGCTTCGCTGTTGTCCATCGTAGATAATTTTTAATGTTTCGTAAATAGCCTGTGCAAGCGAACGAGGCGTGTTGTCCGGCTGCTCAAACAGGTTTGGTTCTTGTGTACCTTGAATAAGGTCGTAAAGTTTGTTGAATGTACCTTGAATGACGCTTTGGTTCTCGCCCTTATACATCGTTGCCAAAAGCAGTGCAAAGTTACTGAAATTCTCGGCAGGTAGGTAACTTTCGCCTGTTACATCATCAATTTGGTACTGAATTTTCCAACCCTCTACTGCCAAACGTGCATCCTTG